ACGCCTCAGCCTGTTCGGCCATACCGTCCGCGATACTGCGCAGTTGCTCGTCGAGAGTGAGCCCCGTGGCGGTCGTCGTGTCAAGTTTTTCGGCGAAACCTGCGAGCGTGCCTTGCGAGCCATCAGCCGCAATGCCTACGTCGTCAAGGTCCCGTGCTAGCCGGGTTGTGGCGTCGTGCACGCGCGCGTCGGCTAGTAGCCCGTCGCCAAATTCATTGAGTTTGGCCTGCGCTGGGTCGAGACCGTTCTTGATGAGGGTGTCTCGCAGGGTATCCGCGGCGTCTGCGGTGGTTTCATCGAATCCGCGCATGCTTTCCGCGAGGTCGCGCATTGACTTTTCGCCGTCACCGGTGTCCACTCCGGGTATTTTGTCCAGCCCGTTGAGGATCGACGCAACTGCATCTGTCATGTCCGCGAGGGGGCCAGCGACGAAGGTTCCGACGGCTTCCGTCGATACGGCAATGCCCTCAACGAACGCGCGGCCAAAGTCCAGCGCACCGTTGGCGATCGCAAGCAGGAACCCGACCATCGCTTCGCGGTTCTCGGTGACGAAGCTCGCGGCGCCTTCGATCTGGGGGGCGAACGCTGATGCCAGCGCACCCTTGATGCCGGTGGCAGCGATCTCGATGTTGCGGCGCGCGGTGTCGATGTCGTTTTGTGTGTTGTCAGTCAGTGCCGCTAGGGCTGACGATGCGGCGCCTTCGATGGAGCCGAGTTCGTCCACTGCGGACGAGAGGTCCATGGCGAATAGGGCGTCACCCATGTCCTCCGCTTTGGTGCCGAACAGTTCGACTACGGTGGCACTTCGCTTGACCGGGTCTTCGATCTTTTCAACCGCCTTGAGCACGTCGCTAAGTGCGCTCGACGCATCCTTGCCGCCACTGGCGACCTTCTTAGTCATGTCCTCAGCGTCGAACCCCAGCCGCTTGTAAGCATCGCCAGTGTCGCCAATCACTCGGCCACGGATCGCGAACTCCTTGAGCGCGTCAGCCGCGGTGTCCGTATCCCGCGCACCCGCGTTAACGGCCTGGCTAAGTAACCCCAACGCCTGCGGGCCTGTGAGTCCCAGGTCGCGAAACTTGGTGGAGTACTCATCAAGGGTGTCGAGCCAGTCCTCGGACACGTTGAGGCCCGCTTGCTGGCCCTTGACGATGATGTCGAACGCCTCGTCAGCGTTGGCCGCAACACCCGTCTTGATGAGTTGCGCGGATGAGCGGGCAATGCGCGTAGTGTCCTCTCGATCAGGTCAGAGACGCCGGCAAGGTCGGAGATGATCTGTTGTGCGTCACGCTTGGTGGCCTCGGGGTCGAGCAGGCTTGACTGCACGGCAATTTTCGCGGTGTCCAGGTTCGCGCGAATGGACTCTCCCCAGTTGTTCGCGTAAGCCTCACCTGCTGCGCGCCCTAGGACGGCTACGGTGGCAGGGTCCAGTCCCGTGGTGGCCATCAACCGGTCCCGGCCTACCTCAACGCCCAAGCCTTCCTGGATGGCACCGAACAGGGCCTTGCCTGCGACCACGCCAACACCAACAACGGCGCCCGCAACGGGGATGGAGATGATGGCGGCGATGAGCTCGTCTGATAGCCCAGCACCTGCCTGCTTGCCTGCGTCTGCGCCAGCGTCCCCCGCAGTGTCGCTAAGGCCGTCGAGTGCGCCCTCAGCCTTGGCAGTGTCTGCCTCAACCTGGATGTCGGCATCAGGCAGTGCGCGTGCCGATGAGGTTACACGGTCGAGGGACTGCAACGCTTTCGCGCTGTCAGCCTCAACCTTGACGTCGACCTTAGTGCCATCGATGCGCTTCTGGTAAGCCTCAACCTTCTGCGCGCCCTGCTCAAACTGTTGGATATTGGCGGTGAATAGGGACTCGAGTTCTGCGACACGAAGACTCACGGTTGGTCACCTTTCTCGATGGCGCGCGAAAGGCGCGAGGGAACGGACAAGAGTCCGAGAATGAGAGTGCGGATGCCAGGCCAGGGGCGTGCCAAGACTGCGGGGTCGTAAAGGTCAATCCGATAACGTTCGGCGAGGTCCTGGATGACGAGGTCCCAGTTTCCGACGATGTCTGTCCACCAGATGGAGCGACGGTCGTCAGTTGCGGGCGCGGCGGGCTTGAGGTGCGCCGGGACACGGTAATCGGGGTATAGGCCGTCTGCGTCAGGTTCACCAACGCCGTACTGTGCCCATTCCTCATCCGTGACCGGCGCCTTCATTCCCCCGAGTCATCACCGCTGTCGATGTCGTCCTTGGGTGCCCACAGTGCCGAGGCGATAGCATCAGCACGCTCCTGGCCGCGAGCCCAGAACAGCATCGCGTAGTACGCCATCCGCTCGATTGTGGTGACGGCTACCCTGTCGGTGACCATGCGTTCGTACGCGTCGGGGCCGAGGGTGATCTCGCCGAGCTGGCGGTCACTGACGGCGTTCTCGATGATGGTCTTGAGTTGCTCGGGCAGGTCGCCCTTGGATAAGCCTAGCCGGAGTTCTTCCCGGACGGTGAGCGCAAGGATCATCTTGGCCCGCTCGACGTCAGGCGGTGCCACCTCGTAGGTGACACCACCCAACGTGAGCTTCAGGTCTGGGACGACCCAGGACGTGAAGTCCACCGATGCCATCTGCTACGCCGCGCGGGTGTAGCTGTAGGCGTCGGACGGTCCTACGCCGTTGGTGACGATTACGTCGACAGTGCCAGCGGTGCCAGACTCCAGAGCGACAACGATAGTGCGATTGTCGACCACCGTAAATTCCGAGGAGACGGCATTGATAGTCACGTCCGCGGTGCCAATGAACCCAGTTCCGGTGAACGTCACAAGATCGCCAGTGGCGGCACCGGAGGGCGAAGCGCTGACGATCGTGGGCGCCGAAGCATTCCACCCGGTGAAGGGGTTCGCGATTTCATTACGAGGCCCCTTGCCGGTCAGCGTGACGGTGCGCTTCTCAACGCCCTGGTTGCCTGCATTGGCTCGCTGGACGGCGACCGTAGCGAAGCCCTCGTAGGCGTCGTCGGGGTTCGGCTCAGCAAACTCTGGCTTGTCGTAGTAGCGGATGTGCAGGACGGCGTCCTGACCCTTCGCGGACGGGCGGGTGCGGTCGAGGATGGTCTCTACCTCGACCGGGTACAGGCCCGTGGTCAGGTTGCGGTTACCGAGGATGGAGAACGCAACGGTCCAGCTCTCCCCGGTCTTGTCTGCGTTCGGCGAACCGAAGTCGTCGTAGGTTGCTGCGTCCTCGGTGATCGGGGTGAGGCTGGGCTGGAAGTCGCTGATNCGACGGCACGGCTGCCAGACGGGAAGCGCGATGGTTCCCGTATTGACGTCGATGCCGTATTCGTAGGAGTGGCCGAGCGAGTCGCCGGGCGAGAGTTCTGGTGCAGTGGGCATGGTGGCTAAGCCTCCGGGTTGTCGATGATGAGTTCATATGAATCCGTCCGCTCCTGGCGGTCGAGTTCGTCGGCGCCAAGATGAGCCATCGAGGCCCTGGACACCAGTGAGATACCTGCCACACGTGACAGGCGTTGCAGTACGGCGAATGCCGCGTCGGCGAGGTCGTCGGCACCAGCACGCGCACCGGGTATGCCTCGGAAGCGGAGTTGGATGCGGCGCACTGCCAAGAATGTTTGGAGGTCGTCATCTGCCCAGTAGGCGGTGATGCCAACAGCTCGGTCGGGGGACTGNGGNAGTGCGCCGTAGTTGATGCCGGTCTCTGCGTNNGNGTANNCGGGNCCNTCGGGNCGCCACTGCCAGTCGGTGCGGTTCGCGAGGATCTGCGCGAGGGCGTAGATCATGGGCTTGGTGTCCATTTCAGGCCCCCATGCGGCGACGTACAGCGGCTGCGATGATGCGGTCCGCGTCACCGACTGCGACTTGCAGGCTGGCATCCTCAAGGAACTTGGCCTGACCGTCGTCGTGCCTCAGACTTAGGTCCTCGTGCTGTCGGACGGCGTAGGGAAGATCAGACGAGACGGCGGCTTCGATCTTGGACTCTTGCTCACTGGCCTGCTGGACGGTGAGGGAGGAACGCAGGTCACCGTACTCAAGTGGCGTCAGCGGCGTGGCGACTGCACGTGTGCGTTCTGCTACGAGGTTGACGCCGTCGACAGCGGCACTGCGGATGAGTTGGGTGAGGCGTGATGCGGGGACGTAACTCATGTGAGTGCGACCTCCAAATGTGCGGGAAGGTCGGCATCCAGTGCGTCGAGGTACTTGCAGATGATGACGGTTGATGTGCGCCCGGACGGTAGGAGGACCTTGGAGCCTGGCGCGTATAGAGGTGCGTGCGTGAAGTCGTCGTCGAATACGGTCGTCTCGGACACTGTTTGTGCGGCGTCGGCACCTCGCACGAGTCGGCGGGCGTCGTCCACTTGCACGCCTGCGACGGTTACGGGTGCGGCGTAGGTGTCGCCCATGCCGCCCGATCCGGTGCGTGTGGTGACGGTGATGGCCGCGGCGTTGAACTCTACGAACTCGGACATCAGCCGGTGACTATCGGTGAGCCGTTCAGCCCCGCCTCGGCGAGAATGATGCGGGCGTCCATTGAAAGCGTTGTGGCGGCTGATGCTCGTGCTAACACGGTGGATGCGTACACGGCGTACTGGATGGATGCGGCGCCACGCGACTTCGATGCGATGGCATTGCCACCGTCGGCTGCACCCTTAGCTGGGTCTATTCCGATGCCAACCCAGGTGGTGACTTGTGAGCATGTGGCGTCGCGTAGGGCGTCGACAATGCGCAAGTCGGTAGGCATGCCATCGGCGTCCACGCGGTAGATGGCGGTCTTTGTGGCGCGCGCGACAAGGTTGGATGCGAAGTGCAGCAGGCGGGGTGCAGTCTTGGGCTCAATTTCGAGAGACCACGGCGCCTTGACTAGGTCACTGAATGTGGCGAACTGGCGGGTCATGGTGTCCTCTCGGGTGAGAGGAATCCGGGGCGTGCGCACGTTGACATCGCACGCCCCGGATTCCTGTGGAACTAGACCGAGTCGGGCTCGGGTTCATCTGTTGCTTCCTCGGCCTCATCGGCTTCGGTTGCGGGCTCGGGTTCAACCTCGGCGACCGCTTCGGATAGGGCGTCTACAGCGGACTGCAATTCACCCTTCGTCAGGCCTTCGATGTCGACGCCCAGGGAAGCCGCGTAGGCCTCCCAGTCGCCCTTACTGGCACTCTTCGCGGGGGCCTCAATCTCTGCAATACCCGCGGCCTGTGCGACCTGGACTGCGCGGCGGTGGCGGCGCAATACTCCGACGCCCACGATTACGCCGTGAGCGTGCCCACGAGCACGCCCTTGTCTTCGAGGCGCTTGACCGCGTAGTGGAGGTTGGTCGTCACGATCGTGGTGCGGGCCAGGATGTCCCGGTCCTGCTCCACGAGGGGGCGACGCTTCCACATGAGTCCGAGGGCGTTGTTCTTCATGATGAGGAACTTGCCCGCGGTGACACGGTTGGTGACGATGACGGGGATGCCGCCGATGGAGCCGACCTGGCCGCGACGGATGACGTCGTTGCCTGCGGAGCCATCTGCATGAATAAAGTCGTCATCCTTGAACAGCTGTGCGCGCTGTGCGGAGTTGATGTAGAGGCCTGCGAAGTCCTGCGCCTCAAGGTCGTCGCCGAATGCGCCAGTGGCGTCGACGAACATGTCCCAGCCGAACAGGATGCCAGCCCCGCCCGTGAAGGTGAGCGGCGCCGATGCGGTGGCGGTAGTGCCATCTGCATAGGTGATGCCGCCCGCGACGGATGCCTGGGCAACTGTGATGAGGTCGGCGTCAACCTTGCGGCCTGCGAGGATGCCAAACTGACGGATCGCCTCGTCCTGCGCGTTGCCGACGCCGATGAGCTTGGACTTGTCGGTGAACTCGACGGCCTTTCCTGCCTCCTTGATGGTGGCCTGCGAGGAGGACTGCGACATTTTGACCGGGGTCATTGCCGTGCCCTCGCTGAGGACGTCTAGTTCGCCCAGGGTCATCCAGCGGGGGAAGTTGACGGTCTCGCCCGCCTCGCCCAATAGGGTGTCGTCCTGGAGGACTGCGGGGGACGTGGCGACGATGGCCTTGCCGGTGAATGCGGCTTCGGATGCGTCGGCCCAAACTTCGGGGGAGTAAAGATCTGCGGATGTGGTGAGTGCCATGATGGCTGTGCTCCTTTACCGGCTAGCGGCCGGTGAGTTGGCTGTACAGGGTGGGGTTCTTTTTGAAGAGTTCGTTCTTTGCCGCGGTGGACATCGATTTGAACTGTTCGGCAGTGGTGGCCAACTCGCCGGACCCGCCAGCGTGTTCGACCGCACTCGTGCCTGCCACCTGGGCAGCCTTGAGCGAGGGGTTTGCGGTCACTGCGGCTTTGGCGGCTGCGGTGACCTGTGTGGTGAAGTCCTCGGCCTTAGGGTCGAGTTCCGCTACCTTCGCGAGGAAGGCGCGGGAGTCCGTGAGTGAGGCAGGGTTGCCGCCGTGGTCGTTGGCGGTGCGGTACACGGCCAGTTCGATGGCGGTTGCGGTGCCGACTTCCTGCGAGTTGGCGAGGGAGGCGGTGAGGTCCTCGACGCTGGGTGCTGATGCGTCGCCGGGGAGTTCGATACCGGCCGCCTTCGCGAGGGCGCGGGCCATTTCTTGCTGGCGTTCGTCTGCCCCTGCCGCGTCGGTGCGTCGCTTGGCGCTCTCGGTGCGTAGTTCCTTGATGAGCTTCTGTGCGCCATCGGGGAGCGTCTCGACGTTGCCATCCCATGCAGCCGGTGCCTCGGTGGGTGTTGCGACTGGCGCAACTGCTGGCGCGACCGTTGCAGGGGTTGCAAGTGGCGTGGTGGTGGGCACTACGTCCTCGGTGGTGACCGTGGGGTCGGCGGTGACTGCTACTGCGGATGTTTCGGTCATGATGCTGGCCCTCCTGGGGTCATGGGTTGCGCCCCACCTGGGGGCGTGTTCACGCTCGACGGTTGTCGAGGTTGATCTGTTCGCGGTTGCGTTGGCGGGTGACGCCAGTGGTCGCAACGTGTTCGCGTAGTCGGGCCTGTAGTTCGCGGGTGCGACCGCCCGCGACCTTTAAGTCGTCTGCGGTGAGCGACGATGCGGCCTTGAGTTTGGAAGCGCGCACCTGACGCTCGAGTGAGCGCAATCGGGAGCGTGCTTTCTCTGCGTCGGGGTCGTAGGTGGTGATGTCTGCGACGACGGATAGGCCGGGAAGGTAGGCGACTGTGGAGCATCGGCAGTTCGGGTGACGCCATCCGCTGCGTTCGGCGTCGTCGATGGTGCCGGTCACGTTGACGGTCACGCTATCGTCGCCTACTGCTGATGGGATTTCGATACGTCCTGTTGGCCCGGAGTCGAGTCGCAGGATCTTCCCCGCCCAGTCCGAGCACTGTTTGCATGCACCTGAGCCGACGATGATGGACACGAGGTCTACGCCGTTCTCGCGCATGGTGTCAGACCGCGAGTCATCCCAGGCGCGGCGGGTGGCCGTGCGTGTGGCCATCTCGGTGTACGACGACAGGTTCCAGTCGCGGCCGGCGCGATCCGTGAAGCCGGTGACGCGTTGGTCTAGGAGCGTGTTCCATGCCGTCTGCTGGGCTTGCTTGCCGGTTGCTTGCCCGAGGGTGACGTTGACGGCGCTACGTCCCACGGCTTGGCGGTACACGTCGTCAGGGAATCGAAGGATGCGCTTGGTGACGTCGTCGAGGGCGCTGGTGAGGTCTGCGGTCATTGCCTGGGCTGCGGGCGACCCGGCCATTCGTGTCGTGCTGGTGAGGTCTTGCACCTCGGCGAGTGCTGACATCTCTTTCAGCGCGGCATTGGCACCATCTTTGGCGGCCACGTTCATGACGCGTGCCACCTCGTCGGGGTACGCATCGGCCAGTGACTTTGCGATGCGTATGGCGTCAAGTCGAAGTGCGCCCAGATTGAGCGCGTCCTGCGGTCCCTTGCCCAGCGCGAGGCCCGCGCGTCCCTGGAGTGCAAGTGCGCGAAGTAGGCGCTCCTCGGCGATGCCGAACATGTCGACCACGCCCTGGATCATGGCGTCGAGTCCGTCGCGGTCGTCGGGAACCCAGCGGGCCATGTGGGGCTACCTGCCTATAGCGAAGGGGTCGGCTACTGTGCCCTGGTCTGCGATGATCTGTTCGCGCTCTTCCGTGACCTGCGCGCCGGTCCACTCGGGGTGTTGCATTCGGATCATGGTGTCGATGGACGCGGCCTTGGCAACCGATAGCGCCTGGACGGTTTGCGCGATCGTCAACGGTGAGTCCTCGGCTGAGTCGGAGAACTCCACGGCGATGGTCAGCGATGGGTTAAGTCCGGGCACGTTGAACACGGCGGCGTCAATGGTGAGCATCTTGGTCAGGAGTGATTGCAGCGCGGGAGTTTCGTTGCGTAGCTTGCGGTCACGTGTGCGGAAGGTGGCGCGCTCTCGTGCGTGGACCTCGGTTGCGGTGACTGCTGCGGTGCCGTCGACACTGCCTCCGAACGTGTCGGTGGAGTAGCCCGCGGTGTGGATGATTTGGCGGGTGATTTCGCGGCACGTGTCGAGGTGCTCGGCGACACGGATCGCGAACTGTTGCACGACTATGTTCGGCGTTCCGTACTCGGGCGCTGGGATGTTGAGCCCGTCGTACACGCTGCGGTCAGCGTCGAACGTTGCGCCGCGTCCCGGCCCATTGGAGTCGAGCATGAACTCGGGGACAATGACGCGACCCTTGCCGATGCGGATGTCTCGCAACAGCGATGAGAACGTCTCGTCAAGGTTGTCCATGAGCGGCTCAATGCCGTCGAAGTCGGAGCGTCCAAGGTGACGCCCGATGGGGTGCTGACGCCAGCGACGTTGCGGTGTCTGATTGGGGACGTACACGACGCATAGGCCGGGCGTGCGACCTGACGCGATAGCGCCATCCCGTGCCATCTGGGCGGCTAGAGGTGCGGTGGTCGGGTTCTCGGCAAGGGGCTTCTGTTGACCCAGCGAGTCGCCAGTGCCCTCGTATAGGCCGTGGAAGATAAGCCCGTTGCCTGCGCCTCCGAGTTCGTGACGTTCAAGGTGGCGGATCACGGTTGAGTCGGAGCGGTCGGTGCTGAGTACGTGCCAGAACGTGACGGCGACGAGTTTGCCCCAGCGGAACTCGGGCCATGCTGCGTCTGCGTCAACGGTGGTCACGAACGCGCCGTCCGACTTGGTTGCGGGGTCCCAGGTGACGCGGTGATAGCGGCCACCGAGTGCGGCGCCAATCTCTGCGCCGGTCGCGAGTACAGGGTGCAGGGCGTCAAGGTAGCCATCGAGGCGTTCCTGGGTGGCGTCGTTGCCCTCTTCCACGGTCAGAGCGGGAGCTTCGGCGTACAGCAGGTCTGCTGAGGCTCGCGCAAGGTCAGCGGCGATGGGGATGTGCGCCTGGTCTACACGCTCGGACGGGCCGGAAGGTGTGCGACCCCACCACATGCGCTGGAATGCGCCAAGGATGCCGCCCACGCGTGCTGCGTGACGGTCGATGACGGTACTTGAGTGCTGACCTGAGTACACGGTTGCCAGTGCGTCAGGTGTGCCCTCGTACCATGCGGACCATTCGCGCATTGCCTCAGCGATGGGGGCGAGTGTTTCGGGTGGCCAGGTGGTGTTGCGCTCGGGAAGCGGCATAGCAGCGTGCCCCTTCCTGGGGGTTAGTCGGTGTCGTCGTTCATTGCTGGGGCCATCGGTACTAGCGGTCGCCAGCCCATGCGCACCGTGTAGATCGCGTATCGGAGTGCGTCTGCTTCGTCGTCGTCGGCTTTGATGGGTGCGGTTTCGCCTCGTGCGGTGGCTTTGTCGTCCCACACGTAGCCGGGGATTCGGTCGATGAGGTGTTGGC